CTAGCACATCCATCTACAATCCTACAGCTAACACCTAAGCTATCAATCAATACTTGTCTCGTATATCAGCCGTACATCCGACTTGAGCAGATGCTTGTTCTTCACAATGATGCGCACACAGTTGTAAAAAGCATCCACCTCCTCTTCGCTCATGCGCTCTCGCGCCCTTTCGCCCATGAGATATGCATAAGAAACCTCAATAGCATAGTTGTCAATGCAGTTGATCAGATTGTTGGTTTCTTTGGCGATGCACATCCTCTCCAGGACCAGTTGTGGCTTCTTGAAAATGCCATCCGGGCATAGGTTCCAACCGCAGAAGGTGGGATTGTTAGTGTGGCAGACTTTCGCCTTCAACTTAAGCTTGCTCAAGAAACCCGCATGCTCGGCAGACTTATGCAACTTTTTGTTAGAACACATGTCATCCCCTGCAAAGCAAATCCGCTCATCCCCTTTGAGCTTGTACTGCAGAAAAGTGAAAAGCATGTTTGCCATTGTGTTGAAGAGAAACGTACTCGCTTCGCCCGAAAACCTCATGATAGAAAAGTTGCCCAGCTTGGACCCTAGATGTGTCTTTATGTATCTGTAATCCTCAATGAGATCATTAGGCAAACCCAAGTAGCGCATAAGGCATAGCTCAAAAGCCATGATGTACTGGTCTTGACTGGCATCGAAAGCCTCATAATCTGATTCAGTGCATAAAGCTCCGAATGAGCCCCGCTTGACCCAAGCGTCCAGCTCACTTAACCCCTTACCGGAATGAATGTAGTATTTCTCTGGCAAAGCTTCATGCAACTTCTTCTCAATGTACCTCATGTATGGCGCGAAGCGGCATAGCACAGAGTGCTGAAAGCATACAATAGTTTGCGCTGCCTTTGCGTCGCGAAAACGGTTATCAAATTTGGTGCACAGCTGAGATTTTGAAAAAACTAACCCCACGTCGGCCAACCAGTCCTTGCAAGACCTGTTGCTGTGATTTTCAATCGTGGCGGCACTTTTGCTAGTTTTCTTCTCCTCAAACTCAAACTTTGCTGACTCCATCATCAGTGGATTGTGCGCAGGCTTCAAAGGCACACGGCTCAAGAACTCCTTGAGTAAGAAAGGCCCATATGGCATGGCCTGCTGCAACTTTGCTGCTTCTTTCATGGGACAGGAAAACCTCAACCTCTTACGTACAGCCATTATGAATGTAACGGTGTCAGACGCGCGATGACGCGGGTATATGGTCTCAAAACGCTCGGCTGCATTGGTCAGCTGCCTGCCCAGTTGCTTAGAGTGCTCATCTGTAAACTGCTCCGACACGAGATAGCACATTCGCTTTTCCCTGAACTCCTTAGCTAATATCTTATGCACCCATTGTGCCCTGACACCTTCGAGCTCGCATTGAGGGAGGTGGGTCCTGAACCATTCATTGGAGGCCACCTCTTCGATCAATTCAACATCCTGCACATCCTCAACTTGCAACAAATCGATCATCGTTTTCAACCAGGGGTCACCAGCGAGCTTCAACTCCCTCTTCTCCTCATCAGCTCCATAAAGCACTGGCTCAAAGCCCATGCAGAAATTTGGCATTCCGGGCAAAAGCTCCAACAGATCTTCTTTAACCGCAGTGCGGCCCAAAAATCTACCCAAAGCACGCTTGTTATACTGTTTTTCAATAACGTTCCAGTTTGTGCTTGTTGCATTTATTAATACAACATTGACGCGAAATCTGCTGAGCGCTGTTAACCATCTCCTCTCGTTTGTATGCACAGACAAGTCGCTTATCATGATGCAACCCTCATGGAATGTTAAGCCAGTACTCTCTCCAAAGGTATAACACTTGCAACCCTCGCCAAAGTAAGCCTGGATAATCTTCTTTTCCTCGAATGACGAAACTAGAGCGATTTTTGCATAGGGTGCTTTCGAATCAATAGCATCGAGACTCTCAAGAAGCTGTAACTTACCCCCTCCAACCTTCAAGTCATTTGCAAAATTGCATGGCAACCTCCCTTTAAAAATGGAACTTTGGAACCTGTGGCTCAGAATGTTGAAGTTGTAAACGCGCCCCTCGAGCAAACGCAGAACGTCTGCACGTAGGGGTCCTAGGATATGCCTGTCTTTTTCTGAGTCATAATCACTCTGGCAAGGATCTCCTAGTAAGAACAGCCTGATACCCTTAGGTAGAAGAAACAGCGCCAGATCAAGAAAGCCTGGCGGATAGAGCTGAATCTCATCCACAATAACGACTGCACCCGGGTTTAACTTGCGTGTCCTCAAGAGGAACTTCTCGAAGGTGTAGCACTTGAAGTGTTTCGCTCCTGCCGAACCGACCATTTTTGTTGCACTCAAAATAACATCCTCAAAGATGTTACACAGGGCTTTCCTTGGCGAAACGTAACACATAGCCTTACCGCTCAGCTGCTCTAACAGGTCTATAAAAAGCTTGCTTTTGCCGCAGCCGAATGTACCCAAAATAGTGTGCAATCTGTGCTCGCTACTTACAATATCAACGCCTTCAAGAAGGTGCGGCGCCCCATTGTACAGATCTGAACAGATCACCCCCGTGG